GTCATTGCTTTCTTTGGTGCTTCATCATCTAGTCCACCATTCTTCTTGTACAATGCTTGTACTGAAGATACTGGGCCAAACTGATTCCATTCTAAGCTAGGTTCTTTTCTGTATCTTATTGTTACTTCTGCAAACACATTTTTATCTGTGTATGTATAATCAACATGATAAGCCCAACCCAAACCTACTGGACCAAACATACCAGTCATAACTTGTATTTGATACATTGGATCTATAGTAGTTAGTTCTTTACCACCAAACTTTGTAAATGCTTTTGTGTATTTAGGATTAGTATTTTTTACTTGATCCCATATCCAAAAATGTTCTTCTTTTCCTGTTCTCATTATATACCTTTCTGTGTGTATTGATTATTAATATGAGTTTTACTTACTATATAAACATATGCAGAACGCTTACTTGCATTCTTACGTTTATCTTTTCTTTCTATCTTATCTTGTTTATATAATTCAGTTACTCTTGGTCTTACAGTAAATGAAGATAACCCTAATAAGTCAGCTACTTCATCTGCTGTTGCTCCAAAGTTACCTTTGTTTGCAATAACATTAAATACTTTAGCTCTTATAGTATCAGCACCTTCTTTTAATAGTTCGGCAGCTTCTACTGAAGTATCAACTTTCTGACTGCCTGGTAAGTAAGGGTATGATTTCTCTACCATTGTTATGCTCCTTTATCTGTTCGTTAAAATTATTAAAGTCAACAAAATCTGGTGGTGGTGTTTTAGTTTGTACTAAATGCCAAAACAATATTTCAGCAGATTCTAATTGATTTTGAAATTCTTTATCTGGTGTTACTTCAACAAGTCCCCATTTCATATTACCAAAAAACATAGATAAATACATTTTGTCTGCACCATATATCATAAGGTAATGTTGTATTTGTGCTTTGTATTTTTCTGCTGTTTTGATTTCATTAGTAAAAGCATTGGTATGTTTACATTCTAGTAAAGCTTTTTTTTCTTGAAGGACACCATCTATATTGCAATACATAAATGGATATTTTTTAGATTTGATAAAGACTTGTTCACCCACAACTTTAATGCCAGTTTGTTTTTCAAACCAGCGAATGTTAAAATCTTCGGTATGCACTCCCATTTGTACTGGTAAAACATTTGAGAGATCATCTGATTCTTTCTCTCCAATTTTTTCTAGATACAAATCGTGCCAGTCACCATTGTAAAGCCTGGTGGCATCTGATCCACCTATACCTGTCTTACGATCAAAGTCTTTGTTCATTTATTCTTCCTTTCAATGTCTTCTATCATGTTGTGTATTTCGGTATAAATCCACTTAAGTTCTTGTACACCTAACAATGCTGCAATTTCTGTAATAGCATTCATTCTTATTTTTTGTAAAGCATTGTGTTTATTTTTAGATTGTATTTCTTGTATTGTTTCATCTTGTTCTGCCATCTTTACTCCTGTATATATTTCGGAAGTTTAAACCTACTCGAGTTGCACCTTTTCGTTTTATATCTTCCCATTTCTTTTGTTCTTGTTGATTGTGTTTTCTTCTAAGACTATCTAATTGTTTTAATATTTTTTGATTTATTTTACCTGCAAACAATTTAGTAGCAAAGTCTGTATATATCTTATCATTAAACTCAATAGTTTTATAGAACTTAAGCAATGACATATACCATGCTTGTTGTCTAACGTGATAAGGTGTATAATCTATTTCAACTTTAGGTTTCTGTTTTTTCATTTGTAGATGTTCCTTCTCCTAAACCTTTTAGTGCTGCTTTAACTTTAATTTTATCTGCATCTAATTCTTTAAACTCAGATTTAATTTTAGTTAAATAGTGAATAGCATCTAATAGTTCTTCGATTGTTTCATCTACCCATTCGGAAGTAGGTCTTTTGTTTTCAGACATAGTCTTCCCAAACTTTTCCATACCTTGAACGTGTCTATCAATTGTTTTTTTGATTACATCATTTACAATAGGATCGTCTGTTATATCACCAGGATTAAACTCTGGATTAACTGTCATGTTTTACCTCTTTTTTTTTAATTACAATTTCGGCATCTAGTGCTTCTGCCCAACAACAGAATAACCAGCCACTTGGTTTTCTTATACCACACTCCCATTTTGATACAAGTCCTTTAGCTACTCCTAATATTTCATCCATTTCTAATTGTGATATTCCCATTTGTTTTCTTATTGCTACAAATTGCGGTATCACTTGATTATGAAACTGTTCACCTAGTGCCTTATTTGTCATAATTACTAGGTATATGTATATTTAGGTAGCTGTCAACTAGATATGGTAGTGCTATTCATTACACTATTAGGAATAAAATAACCTAATGGTTTTCTTGTATATTGTGCTATTTTACCTAATTTAGTTATTGATACTTTGTTGGTAGCTCTTTCATACTTTTGAATTTGTTGAAAGGTACAACCTGCAGCTTTAGCTAATTCTGTTTGAGTCATAATTCTATGTTCAAATGTAGTATGTCTAGCATGTTTAATTTGTTTACCAATATAAGTGTACAGTTCTTGTTCGTTATACATTTCCTTTTCTCCTTGATGCTTCTAATGTTCTCCATATTTCTATTTTCATTTCGGCAGTTCTTCTTTTGTTTTTTAATTTAAGAAGATCTATATTGAGAGCATTAATTGTTTTAATTGAATTAACATAACTTTCGGAAGCGTAAAAATTTTCAATAGCTTTTGATACAGCTACATCAGATTGATTTACATAACTTCCTTTGTAATGTTTAATCATATCTCGCTGATACTCTACCTCTGCCATATGTTCAGCAAAGGTAGTATCAGTTTCAGCTAGATAATTTATTTCATTATCTATATCCATATTATTTACTTTCTAATTGTAGAAACTCTTTAGGTGCAGCTACTGGAACACCAGAAGCTTTGAATGTAGAACCTAAATGTTTCCATACATCTTTTATATCTCTACCAGAATATAAAACATTTTTAGCTTGTTCTTCAAGTAAATCTAAATCATGTTTTACTTTATATTTAGGTAATTTTTCTACTGCTTGTTTAGTTTCTTGTTTACAAGCTCTTAACAATGTAGTTGAAACATCATCATAATCTTTAATGTTTACTTCCATTGTATCATTGTAATTACCTTTCCATCCTCTAATAGAAGCCCAAGACTGAAGTTTTTGTTCAAGCTCCATTTTTTTGTGTTGTTTAGCTGCAAACAATTTACTTTCATAAGATTCTTTTTGTTCTTGAAACTTTTTAAGTTTCATATCGGCTTCTTTGAAAGCTTTAATTTGAGCTTTTACACCTAATTTTTCAACAAATGATTTTAAATTTTTATCAGTTTGTTTTTGAGTAGCAGCTTCTATTTCTGATTCAATGTTTTGTCTTCTGTGTCTAAACTTTTCTCTAATAAGATTATCAAGATAGTTTAGTTCATTACTTCTTATTGGTTTCATCTTTACCTTTCTTTTTTGTTTTGGTTTCTTTTGTGGTAACAGTTTTTTGATTAGCAAAACTATTAACCCATTTTAAGTACTCTTTCTTTTCTTTTGGTTTCACTTAAAATACCTCTTTTTGTTCTTTAAATACATTACCTGTTTGATATGTATCTGTTTCTGTATGTTCAAAACCATTATCATTAAAGTCACCTGTTTCTGTATTTATAGTAACAGTACCACGACAAGAATATTCTGAAGCAAACGAATAGTGTTGATTTAATCTACCATAATCTGAATAGATTAAACCTAAGAAGTTATCATCATCAAATTCAGTATTTTCATCATTCATAACTTTGTTCCATTCTACAGTAACTTTGTCTTCACCTTTGTAAAAGACACACTCATCAAATGTACCTTCGTCATGACCACCTTCATATTCAATAGTAATTTTAGTAATGCCATGTTTGTATAAAGCTTTAAGTACGTCTTCAATCTTTTCCAACATTTTTATATCCTCTTATCATCCATTGTGTTGCTCGTATTTGTACTGCCCAATCTTGAAAACTAGGAATCCAACCTAGATCTTCACGAATATGTTGCTCGGCAATAAGTCTGACAGGAACAACTTTACCATCAGAATTTGTAATAGTAGTACCAAACTCTTTTTCGGCAGCAAAACAACCTTCAGCATGATGTCGTAATGCTCTATGAGTATAGTGTGCAACAATTTTTTTTGATTCATCAAACCAATCATGTATAGGTTGGTAGTCTGTAGTTTTACCACCCCATTTTTTTACTGATGATTTTGAATGATAATAACAATTAGCCATTTTTATCCTTTAT